TGCTGGCCAAGGGCGTGCGGCTGAACATCCACTTCCACCAGCAGGAGTCGACAGCGACGCACCAGGCCGCGCGCCTGTTGGTCATCAAGCCCGTCACGCTCGGCATCGGCGACTGATCCATCACGCAAAGCCCGCCAGCGGTTCAATTCGCTGGCGGGCTTTGTCACGTCTGGCGCTACCATCGCCCCACGCCAGTGCGCGCGATGCCCTTGCAGGCCGGCATCGCGCGCCGGCAACGTGGTGCGCGGCCTGAGCCTTATCGACCGCAGGAGTGCACGAATCAAGGTGCCAGCGCGGGGACGCAAACGCAAATTGCGGTGCCCTCTCAGTTCCGGGGTTGATGGTCCGCCCGGGGCGATGTGGTGACCAGCGGGGCGCTCCGTCCTTCAACCAACTGGAAAGCATCGCCATGGAATTCGACATCGACACCACCTCCCTCTCGGCAGCCGTCAATCGACATACCGAACTGATGGCGCAGCTCAGAAACGTCCGCGAGACCATGGAGGCCCTGACGAGCAACCGTGTCGTCAAGAGCCATTCCAACCCGCTCGGCCAGCCCATCGTGTGCTACCTGTGCGTCAGCGGCTGCACCATCGAGGTGTCGTCAACCGTTGCCATGCCGCTGCTCCTGCAGCACGAGTCCGCCCTGGCTCGCGAACTCGACGGCCTTGTGGCCAACCTGATGACCGCCAAAGCCGCGCTGGCGTGAGCACCACGTCATCGCCACCTGGGAGCAAGCGCGACCCCAGGATAGTCCGGCTCGTGCGCCCGGCCATGCTAGACGGCAAGCCCCAGGCTCCGCCGCCAGACATGACGATCGAGGTTCGGGTGGCAACTGTTGCCACTGATGAAAACCCTAACCCACTGCCAGAGCGCTTCAAGCGCAAGCCTGGCGAGGCTGTCGACTACGAAGCGATCGAGCCCCTGTACCGCGCAGGCATCCTCTCGCTCAAGGAAATCGGCCTGATGTACGACATCACCGCGGCCGGCATCCTCAAGCACGCCCGCAAGCAGAAACCACCATGGGAGCGCGATATCGAGGCTCGCGTTCAGGCTCGCGCCAACACCAAGGTCCGCGAGGCTCTCATCAAGCAAGCCGAAGAGGACGACAAGAAGTTAGTAAACGCTGCGGAAGGCGAGGTAAACCGGGGGGCGCTGGTAAACGCGACACCGGTTACCAAGATCGAGACGAGGGACATGAGCCGTCCGATCAACAATGCGGTGGAGGGTTACGCCGAGGTGCTGATGCGTGTTCGCCTCGGCCAGAACGAGCGCTTCCGCGAAGTGGCTGCTCTGTGCATGACGATGTTCACCGAACTCAAGGAGCAGGTTGCAGCTCGGCCGCTGCTCAACGAACTCGGCGACTTGATGATCAAGCCCGACGAGAATGGGTACGACAAACTCAACGAAATTTACCGCAAGGTCATCGAGTTTCCCGGGCAGGTTCGGGCCATGAAGGATCTGGCCGACGTGATCGGGCAGCTCACGGCCTGGGAGGCGCGAGCGTTCAAGCTCGACACCGCGCCGATGGGAGACCAGGGCCGGCGCAAGTACCTCGCGGTGAGGTTCGTCGAGGCAACGCCTGCGGCCGAGGAGCCTGGCGATGGCGCGTGAGTCGGCCGACTTCACCATCCACGAGCTCACCACCGAGTTCGAGCGCTACGACCAGTTCGCAGCGCCGCCCGACCGCACGAGCGAGGTAGACGGCGCCCAGCCGCTCGACTTCCCGGCCAAGCTCAAGCCGCTTTGGATTCCGAAGCGCTACAAGATCATCAAGGGCGGCCGCGGTGGCGCGAAGTCGTGGGGCGTGGCGCGCGCCCTGCTGATCATGGGCTGCAACCGCACCCTGCGCATCGGCTGCTTCCGCGAGGTGCAGAAGAACCTCAAAGAGTCGGTGCACCAGTTGCTCAAGGACCAGATCGAGGCGATGGACCTCGGCGAGTTCTATGAGGTGACGGCCGAAGAGATTCGGGGCAGCAACGGCACGCTGTTCGTGTTTGCCGGCCTGTCGGTGCAGACCGCCGCCTCGGTCAAGTCGTACGAAGGCCTGGACATCGCCTGGGTCGAAGAGGCGCAGACCGTGCGCGCTCGCAGTTGGAAGATCCTGATCCCGACCATTCGCAAGGCCGGCTCCGAAATCTGGATCACGATGAATCCGGAGCTGGAGACCGATGCCACCTACGTGATGTTCGTCGAGAACCCCATGGAGGGGGAGTCGATCTGCATCACCATCAACTACCGGGACAACCCTTGGTTCCCGAAGGAATTGGAGAAGGAACGGGCGCACGCCAAGCGCCACATGAAGCCCGACGAGTACAACAACATCTGGCTCGGGCTCACGCGCAACGCCGTCGAGGGCGCCATCTTCGCCGACGAAATCAGCGAGGCCATGGAGCAGGGCCGGCTCACCAACGTGCCCTACGACTACCGGCTCAAGGTGCACGTCATCCTCGACCTGGGCTGGAACGACAAGATGTTCAGCATCCTGGCGCAGCGCGGCGTCAGCGAGATGCGGGTGATTCGGGCCTACGAGGACGATCACATCACCCTGGCGACCCTGAGCGCCAAGCTCAAGCTGCTGCCCTACAACTGGGGCCGGATCTGGCTGCCGCACGACGGTGCGCACGGCGACTTCAAGACCGGCAAGAGCACGCACACGATCATGAAGGAACTCGACTGGCGGACCGGCGTCGTGCCGAACGTGCCGATCGAGACCGGCATCAAGCGCGCCCGCCTGCTGCTCGAGCGTACGTACTTCGACAAGAAGAACGCCCTGCCCCTCACGACGGCGCTGCGGCGCTACAAGCGCAACCTCAACCAGAAGTCGGAAGAGTACGGGCAACCGTTGCACGACGCGGCCAGCCACGGCGGCGACGCCTACCGCTACCTGTCGCTTGTTGCCGAGAAAATGAACAATGCCAACGAGCTTCCCGAGTTGAGCAGCAATAATGTCGCGACTTACCCGCTGGACACCGAGATGGGAATGTGACGATGGCCACTGCACCGATGGTTCGCAGCTCGAAACCGCGCAGCGCCGCAGAGCGGTCGCGCTCCCGCAGTTCAGGGCCGCGGCAAGACCAGTACGTCGACAAGAGCAACGACGACAGCGAGATGTCCGAAGAGGACAAGGCCCGCGAACAGCGCTACGCGGTGCTCTGCCAGACCGTCGACAACGACATCCGCGAGGCTATCACCGCCCGCGAGAACAGCGGCATCGAGCAGGTTTGGGCTGACGACGACGACCAGTACAACGGCGTCGACGAGTACAGCAACCCGGCGACCAACGTCAAGACGCGTGACCAGATCCCGCGTGCCGCCAAGACCGACTCACGCTCGCGGGTGTTCGTGCCGATCACCAAGCCCAAGACCGACATCGGCGTGGCGCGCGTCAGCGAGATGCTGCTGCCCAACGACGGCGCCCGGCCGTGGGATGTCGATGCGACCACGATCCCCGACATCGACGACGCCCTGAACGGCTCGGACGACGCCCAGGTGCAGCTCGGCGACGGCACTGTCGCCAGCGCCAAGGCTGTCGCGATGATGATCAAGGACAAGGCCGCCGAGTACGCCAAGCGCGAGGGCGACTGGATCGAGGACAAGTTTCAGGAGGGCCACGTCTACTCCGAGATGCGGCAGGTGCTGCGCGACGCCGGCCGCATCGGGACCGGCGTCATCAAGGGTCCGTTCCCCGTCGAGCGCAAGACGGGCAAGTGGCGCACGTTCCGCAAGCCTGGCGCTGCGCTCCCCTCGCCGGCAGTCATGGCGCAGCAGGGCGCGATGCCCAACAGCATGGCTGCCCAGGCCGGTGTTCCGCCCCCACCCGAGGTGGCAACAGATGCAGGACCCGAGGGTAAACCCCTGGCAACAGTTGCCAGTGGTAAACCCTTAGCTGCGCCGCAGCAAACGCCCGTTGCGGCGGCCATCACGGCGGTGTTCGAGCGCACCACGAAGATCGAGCCGACCAGCATCTGCGTGCGCGTGCAGGACTGCTACCCCGACCCTTCGTGCGGCGACAACATCCACGACGGCGCGTTCTTCGTGGAGCGCGCGTGGTGGACTGGGAAGAAGCTCAAGGGGCTGGCGCGCCTGGAGGGCTACGACCCGCTGGAGATCGTCACGGCGCTGAAAGAAGGGCCGATGTCCTACGCCAAGCGCATGGACAACCGCGCCAGGCCCCCGGTCGGCGACACGTTCAGTGAGTCGAAGCTGTTTGAAGTGTTCTTCTACTACGGCGACGCGTCACCGGACGACCTGTCGCTGCTGATGAAGAACGGCAACACCGACAAGAAGGCCGCGCCTGATGAGGGCTACGGAGACGAGGCCGACGCGCCGCCTGACCCGCTGGCCGACATCCTCAGCGAAGAGGAACGCCGCTATCTGGCCACCGTGCCCGTCGTCGTGACGATGGTCAACGGCCGGTGCATCAAGGCCACGCTCAACCCGATGGAGTGCGGCGGATTCCCCTACGACTTCTTCCCGTGGGAGCCGGTCAAGGGCCAGCCCTACGGCCGCGGCATCCCGCGCAAGATGGCGATTGCCCAGCGCATCGTCAACGCCGGCGTGCGCGCGCTGCTGGAGAACGCGGGCGTCAGCGCCGGGCCGCAGATCGTCACCACGAAGGGCGCCATCTTCCCCTGGGAGGGCCAGCACGAGGTGCGCGGCCGCAAGGGCTGGCACTTCGTGCCCGGCGACGCTCAAGACCCCGACATCCGCAAGAATTTCATGGTCGTCGACGTCCAGAGCACGCAGCCCGAGCTCTCGGCCATCATTCAGATGGGCATGGACTTCGCTGACATGCTCACCAACCTGCCGATCCTGATGCAGGGCGACCAGCAACCGGACTCAAGCCCCGAGACCCTGGGCGGGCTCAAGATGTTCTTCAACAACGCCATGTCGCCGCTGCGCGTGCTGGCCAAGTTGTTCGACGACAGGCTAATCTCGCCGCACCTGGGCCGCTGGCACGACTGGGGCATGGAGAAGGGCCCCGACAACATCAAGGGCGGCGACAGCCAGATCGTCGCCAAGGGCTCGACCGCGATGATCCAGCGCGAAGAGGGCCGCGAGTTCCTGGCGCAGGTGTTCCCGGTCAAGGACGACCCGAAGCTGCGCATCGACCCGATCAAGCTGATCATCGCCATGGCCAGCGCCAACGGATTCGACATGCGCTCGGTGCAGTACAGCGACGAGGAATGGAAGCAGATTCAGGCCGAGGCCGCGAAGAACCCGCCGCCGATGGACCCTGCCGTCCAGGCCGCGAAGATCCGCAGCGACGCGCTCGTGCAAGCAGCTCAGACCAACGCCCAGGCCGCGCAAGCGCTCCAGCAGGCCAAGGCCAAGGAGGCGGCGCTCGACCGTGCGCACGAGGAAATGATGTCGCAGGTGGACCGCGAGATTGCCAGCATGCAGGAGCAGGGACACCGCTCCGACGCGCTTGTTGCCATGAAGGCGCGCCTGGCGGAGCAGGCAATGGGGAACCGGCTCAAGAGCGACGAGATGAACCTCAAGCTCGACCCGGCCAACGCGACCCACCAAGGCATCTGAGATGGTGTACGACGCACGCACAGACTTCAAACTATCGCGCCTCGAGCGCCAGTCGGACCTATGGCACCGCCTGGACGAGTTCCTGCGCACGCGCCTCGAACAGCTACGCATTGAACTGGAGAAGACGAGCCCGACCGAGACCACCGAGAAGGTGCGCGGCCGGATCGCCTTTTGCAGAGAGATTCAGGCACTGGGAACAGTCCCTGACAGACCGCTCGCCGCGCAAGAGCCGCCGAGCGAATTTTAGGAGGCGCGCAAGCGCCACAAGAGGCACAACCGAACCATGGAAAACGAACTCGACAACGACACGCCGCAGACCCGCTCAGACCTGACCGATGCCGAACTCGTGGTGGCCGACAAGGCCCACGACGACGCATTCAGGCTGGCGTTCGAGACTGAGGATGACGATGGCAGCAAGCGTACCGCCGCGGAAGCGCCGGCACCTGCACCTGTGGCCGCTCCGGCGCCCGCACCGAGCCCTTCGCCCACCCCAGCTCCCGCACCGGCCCCAGCGCCTGCGCCGAAGCCGCCTGTCGAAGATGACCCCTTCGCGGGGTTCAGCCCAAAGGCACGTGAACTGTTCGCCAAGATCCCCGAGCTTGAACACGACAACCGCTCACTGCGCGGCCGTGTCCCTGTCCTTCAACGCCAAGTCGAAGAGTTGATGCGCGAGAACGCTGCGCTGAAAACTCAACGCGAGGCGCCGTCATCGCCGGCCGCTCCCGCAGCGCCCGCCGAGCGGAGGGCCATCGACAAGGTGCGCGGCGAACTGCCGGAGGTGGCCGATGCCATCGCCGAGGAAGTTCGCGCAGCGCTCGCAACGCGCACGCCGGCACCCCCGCCTGCTGCACCTGCGCCAGCGCCAGCGAGCGCCGATCATGAGCAAGACGAAGCGACGATCCTGGCAGCCGCGCACCCCGACTGGCAGCCCACCATGAACAGCACCGACTTCAAGCTGTTCGTGGCGACGCTCCCGGAAGACCGCCGGCAAACGATCATGTCGACCGACAAGGCTGCGCCAGTTGCCCTGGCCATCACCGAGTTCAAGGTCCACAAGCAGGCCGCCCAAGCACGCGCAGACGCTGCGACGGCAGAAGCGGCCCGCCGCAACAAACGCGCCGAGCGTGGCGTCAACCCGGCATCGAATGCCGCGCCGTTGACACCCGCGGAGCAAACCGAGCACGAGGCCTTCGTGGCGGCGTTCAACGCCCCCGGATAGCCGCAGCAATCGAAAGGAGTCAGCGATGGCTGGCAACAATTACGCAACACAAGCGCAGCGGATCGGCCGCTACAAGGGAGAAATCCTCAAACACGCCGTGCCCCAGGAGGTTCTCGGGCGGGTCGGTGCTTCGGTCAAGAAGCGCATTCCGAAGAACATGAGCGACACCATCGTGTTCCGGCGCTGGCTGCCCAAGGGTGCGACGGTCAACAACCCGAACATCTGGAACGTGGTCCCCGCCGAGCACGTCCTGACCGAAGGCGAAACCCCGAACAGCGAGCAGATCCTGGCGCAGGACATCACCGTGACGCTGCAGGAGTACGGTGTGCTCTATCGGTTCTCGAACCGCACCTCGGACATGTACGAAGACGACATTCCGATGGAGATGAAGCGCATGTGCGGTGAGCGCATGGGCTTGCTGCTCGAGCAGATCCGCTACGGCGTGCTCAAGGCCGGCACCAACGTGTACCGCGCCGGCAACGTCGCGTCGCGCTCGCTGGTGAACGGCCTGCTGTCGGCCAACCTGCTGCGCAACGTCGCACGCGGCCTGTCGGCCAACCGCGCGATGAAGATCACGCGCATCCTGGCGGCGTCGCCCGACATCGGCACGAGCTCGGTGGAAGCGGCGTTCATCGCGGTGTGTCACTCGGACCTCGAATCCGACTGGCGCTCGCAACTGTCGACGTTCACCCATTTCAGCGACTACGGCAGCCGCAAGTCGGTGCACGAGAACGAGCTGGGCAGTTTCGAGCAGTTCCGCGTGGTCACCTCGCCCGAACTCCAGCCGTACCTGCTCGCAGGCGCAACCGCGACCGCGAACACGCGCCTGGCCAACGGCATCCCGAACTCGGCCGGCACGGAGCTGTGCGACGTCTACCCCATTCTCGTTATGAGCGAGGAATGCTACGGCGACGTGATGCTGCGCGGCACCGAGGGCTGGGACGTGACGATGATCCCCGCCGGGCAGAAGACCAAGGACGACCCGCTCGGTCAACGCGGCTACGTCGGCGCCTCGACCTACTTCACGGCAGTTCGGCTCAACGAGCAGATGCTGGCCGTGGTGGAAGTCGCAGCCTCGAGCCTGTAAGCCTGAGCCCCTAGGTGGCAACCGTTGCCACCTCTGCAACCGAAACACACGCTCGAAAGGAGCTAGATCATGGAAAGCAAACGCGACAACATGTCGCTGGGGTGCGCGGGCCTTCTGGAAGGCACCGGCGCCAACACGTTCAAGATCACGAACACCGTCAATGTCCTCATTGCCGGCCGTTCGTACCAGAAGCCGGCCACCGACAGCCTGCCCTTCACCGCGGGTCACACCTCGCTGGCGGCCAAGCAGACGTGCGCCTTCTTCGTGCACATCGACACCGCGCTCGCGGTGACGACCACGCAATCGGCGATCGTCAGCAACTCGCAGGCCCAGGGCTACGTCAAGGGCGCATGGGAGTGGCCGGCCGAGGTCGCTGGCAAGGCGTGCATCGGCGCGATCGTCGTGGACTGCCAGAACGCGGCCGTGTTCGTGCCCAACACGACCGACCTGGGCGCGACCGACGTGGTGGACACCTACCACAACGTCGCGCACGACTACGGCGTGCCGATCGGCTATTGAGCGACTGACGCTCTCACCCGCCGCCCCCGCGATCGACGTGGGGGCGGCACCTCCAAGGAGAAACCAAGTGTCCAGAGCATCCCCGAACGTCAAGGTGCGCGAGAGCGAAGAACGCGCACAGATCACCACCCAGGACGTGTACGACCCGTCCGACAGCGACAGCGACGCCGACAACCGCATCCTCGACATGATGGACACCGGCCTGAGCGCGCCCCAGCTGCTCAAGCATCTGGAAGTCATCAGCTCGCGCGAATTCGCCTATGAAGACCTTGAAGTCGACGGCGTGCTGATGGTCGGCCGCTCGCTCGCCATGGAGAAGTTCATGGAAGACCCGATCATCGTCAAGATTTCCGAGACCACCGACGTGCGCGCATCGCCGCTGGTGTACGTCGCGATCAACGGCGACGAGCGCTGGTTGCCGCGCGGCGTGAAGCTGCGCATCCGCCGCAAGCACGTCGAGCGCCTGGCGCAGAGCTCGGAGCGGTCCTTCACCACGAAGCGCAACCCCAGCGCCAGCGGCGAGGACAACGACAACGAACAGCCGGCGAAGTCCAAGAGCACCCAGGCCTACGACTTCGCGATCCTGCACGACCCGTGCCCCGATCAGAAACTCGCGCGCCGCTGGTTCGCCCGCGTGACGAAGCAGAGCACCTGACGCCATGAGCCTGTCCAACCCGGTCACCTTCCTCGACATGACGCTGCGACTGGCGCAGGAGGCGGCCGTCAATGGCGTCAACGTGCCCTCCAGCGTCAACGGCAACACCGGCGAGTCGAAGAGGCTGGGCGACTGGATCGCGGACGCGTGGCGCGAGATTCAGGGCACGCGCAAGTGGTCGTTCCTGTGGGAGCAGGTGTCGATCGTCATCCTCAACGGCACCAACACCCTCGCGACCACGCTCGAGGCGCCGCGCTGGGATAAGGAGCAGGCGTGGCTGGTGCCCGCGTCGAGCGACAACGGCAACCGCAACCTCGACTACCTCGAATGGCCGCTGTTTTCGAGCACCTATCAGCGCCTGGGGCAGCCTGGAGGCATCAACGCATGGTCTGTGCGGCCTGACAAGGTGTTCGTGGTCAATGCGCTGGCCTTGGGCGACACCACGATCAACGTGCAGCGCTGGAAGTACCCTCAGATGCTCGTGAACGACACCGACGTGCCGCTGCTCCCGTCCGACCTCACGATGCTGATCGTCTACACGGCCCTCAAGAAGTACGCAGGCTACGACGAGGCTGGCGCGCAACGCACGATCGCGGTCGACGAGATGAAGACCCTCAAGGAGGCGCTGTTCGAGCGCTGCCTGCCCGAGTTCACGATGGGCGGAAGCCTGCTCGACTACTACGCCTGACCCCATGGCAACGCAGCTCAGGCTCCCGGCATCAGAGACGAAGTACGACGTCATTCCGCTGTCGGGCGGCCTGGACCTGCTGACCCCCACGCTCAAGCTCGCGCCGGGCTACGTGCGCGACGCCCTCAACTGGGAGGTTTCGATCACAGGGGGCTACTCGCGCGTCAACGGCTACGAGCGCTTCGACGGCCGGCTCGCGCCGAGCCTTGCGGTCTACCTCACCATCACCTGCGCATTGAGCGCAACGGTTTCGGCGGGCCAGACCATCACCGGCGCCACCTCGGGCGCGACCGGGAACGTGCTGTCGGTCACCGCGCTCTCGACCGGCGGCAGTGTCATCGCCTTCACCCAGGCCACCGGCACATTCGTTGCCGCCGAGAACATCACCGTGGCGGCTGTCGTGAAGGGCAGCATCACGTCGGTGGGCGGCCTGGGCGAGGCGGCCGACTACGACGTCACGCAGACCTCGCTGGCAGCCAACGTGTACCGCGCACTCATTGCCGTGGTGCCCGGATCTGGACCGATCCGCGGCGTTGCCTTCCTCAACGGCATCACCTACGCCTGGCGCGACAACGCCGGCGGGACGGCGATGGCGATCTACAAGAGCACCGTCAGCGGGTGGACGATCGTCCCCTTCATGTCCGAGGTGTCGTTCACCGCTGGCGGCACGGCCTACACCGTGGGCTCGACCCTCACGCAGGGCGGCGTCAACGCCACCGTGCGCGCCGTTGCGCTGCAAAGCGGGGCCTGGGGCGGAACGGCCGCCGGCAGGCTCATCATCAGCAACATCACCGGCGGGAACTTCGCAGCTGGAGCTTCGGTCGGCGGCGGCACGGCGACGCTCTCGGGTGTTCAGACCGCCATCACCATGCTGCCCGGCGGCCGGGTGCAGACCGACATCTACAACTTCGGCCTCGGCCGCAAGATTTACGGCTGCGATAACGTCAACCGCGCATTCGAGTTCGACGGTACGACCTTCGCGCCCATCACCACTGGCAACGTGCCCGACACGCCATCCAATGTGCTCGCGCACATGGATCACCTCTTCCTCGGGTTCGACACGAACTACCAGCACAGCGGCATCACGACGCCGTTCACCTGGACCGCGCTCTCGGGCTCGGCGTCCTATCGTGTGAACAACACCATCACCGTGATGATGCGGCAGTCGGGCGACCAGTCGGGCGGCGCGATGTCGGTCTCGACCCTCGACAGCACCTACATGCACTACGGCAAGAGCGCGCTCGACTTCAAGTCCGTGCCGTTCGAGGAAAGCGCCGGTGCGCACCAGTACAGCGGCGAGCGCCTGGGTGGCCAGTCGGTCGTGTTCGCTGACCTGGGGGCCTTCTCGCTGTCGGCAACGCAAGCCTTCGGCAACTTCGAACCGTCGAGCATGACGCTGCGCATCCGGCCCTTCACGCAGACCCGCAAGCTGCTCCTGAACGCCTCGCTCATCAACCGGGAGAAGTCGCAATATCGGATGTTTTTCAGCGACGGCTACGGCCTCTACATGACCATCGCGAACGGCAAGCTGGTGGGCTCGATGCCCGTGCTGTTCCCGAACGTCGTCACGTGCGCGTGCCAAGGCGACACGCTCGGCTCCGACGAGACTGCGTTCTTCGGCAGCACCAACGGCATGGTGTACCGCCTCGACGCCGGAACGTCGCACGACGGCGCGCCGATCATGTCCTACTTCACGCTCACCTATGCCTTCCAAGGCAACTCGCGCATCTTCAAGCGCTGGACCGGCGCGTCGTTCGAGGTGCAGGGCAACGGTTTCGCGTCGTTCGACATGACATACGACATGAGCTACGGCGCGCTCGATCGCGAGCAGGGCAACGCCGTGCAGACCCTTGCGCTGGCGCTCCAGCCGTCGTACTGGGACAGCTTCACCTGGGACACGTTCTACTGGGACGGGCGCAACCTCGGACCATCAGAAGCGGAGATGAAGGGCACCGGCCTGAACGTCGCGATCCGCGTCGACAGCAACTCCGACAAGTACCGTCAATTCACGCTCAACAGCGTGATCGTTCACTATCTCGCGCGCAAGGCGCTCAAGAAGTAAAACCATGCCAACCTACTACACCGTATCTGGCGCGCCTGGACAGAAGTCGTTCGGTTCGAGCGGCGTCATCCGAGCCGAGTTTGCACTGATCGCGGCCGGGTTCCTGGCGATTGCCACTGGCTTGCAGGGCGTGCCGATCGGCTCGACGACGCCCTCAACGGGCGCCTTCACGACCCTTAGCGCTAGCGGCGCGACGACGCTAGCAGCCACCACGGTCACGAGCCTGTCGATGGCCGGCGCGCTGACCGGATTGACCGACCTGACCTCAACCGGCAACACCATTCTCGGCAATGCGCAGGCAGACACCTTCAACCAAGGCGCTGGAAGCCTTGCGAAGAATGCGGCGGGGAACTGGACGATTGCGGCGCCGAGTAGTGGAATTCCTCTCAGTGTCGGCGCGGGTATTGCTGGCGCGGTTTCTATTTCGTACACTGGTTCAATTGGCGAAGGTGCTGACAAGACTTTGTCTTCTTCCAGCACGACGTTGAGTGTCGGTAACTCGGCGACGTGGACGGCCTTGAATTTGATGGCGAATGGCGTAACACGCCTCGGCATCGCTACCGGCGGCAACGTCACTATTAACGCTCCGTCGAGTGGTGCACCCCTGACTGTTAACAGTGGCTCTAACGTAGTAATCGATTCAACCGGAGGGCTGAATCTAGGTGGAGCCACAACCGGATCGGCTAACAACCCACTTCGGAGCAGCAGAAACACTGGTGTTGACCAGCAGTGGATTATGAACCAGAACGGGTTCGATAATCTGGTTTTTGGCATCAATACCTCTGGGTCTACTAATGCCAATGGCATCGCCAACAATAGCGGTTACATCGCTATGGGGGCAAGCCGCTTTGCTATTTCAACTTCGAGTGTTGAACGG